GGCATTCTGGGCGGCAATGAGGCTGTCGTAGGTGTGCAGCGTGCCCGGCGGGGAAGCGCCATTGGCCAGCGCCCGCAGCGCGTCCAGGTGCGGCCGGCCAGCCCCAGCCACTCCGGCATCGGTGCTGGTGTCCCAGGGGAAATCCCCATTGGCCAGCAGATATTGCTCAAGCACGAAGCCGGCAGGCGTGTGGCGAAGGAAATTGCTGCTCTGCGCCACGAAAATCTGGCTCAAGAGCGCGCCGTTGCCGGTGATATAAGCGGCGTTGACTTCCTTCGTCTGCACCGAAGGCGTGCCGCCGTTGACCGGGCAGATGGCGATGAACGCCACCCATACCGGCGTGTCTCCCTGCGCAGCTACGTTCCTGATACCCTCGATGAGCAGAAACGACGTTCCCGCGCCAGTCGGCACCGGATCCACCCCCTGCCAACTGTTGGGGGTGTAGGCCTGGGTGGTGCCGCTGCGGCGCTCCGTGGTAGGGCGCAGCCGGCGCTCCACGGTCGCCACCGTATTGCTGGCGATGCGCAGCCGGGCGTCGCCGGGGTTGGAGCCGGTGAACAGGCCGTCATTGACCTGATTATGGCCCAGCAGGTTGAAATCGGCATCGGTCGTGAGGCCCGAAGGCATCCGCAAGAACACGGCTTGCCAATTGCCGCGCACCTGATTGGCCGCGCCCGCAATGGTGCGCGGCGTGTTGAAATTCACCTTGTCCACGCGGGTGGCAAGGCGCAGGTCAGTGCGGCCGGCAGTCTGAACGCGGATAGCCATCAGCCGTTCTCCACGCCAAAGCCGGCGGGATCATCCACCAGCTCGAAATATACCGGTTCAGTCACGTTCACGGGCATCAGCGTGCCCACCACCGCGCGTGCCCAGTCTGTGGTGACGGTGGCGTTGGACAGGGTGAAATCAGGATTACCGATCGGGCCTGTGTCCGCCGCTGCGGTGGCCCAGCCGCGCGCGATGCCGAAGGATTTGAAAAAGCGGCTCATCAGGCCACCCGCGCGTGGATGCCGGTGATCGACGCGGCGCTGTTGTTGCGCAGCCGGATGGAGTCATTTGCCGCCAGCACCACGCCCACGCTGCCACTGGCCGCCAGCACGCCGGCGTTGATCCACGTGGCGCCGTCCGGCCCCAGCCGTTGCAGTTGCAGATCAGCGCCGGTGAAAATCGCCTCGAAGATATAGCTGCCCGCCTGCACGCCCGTCAGCGGCGCGGTCGCAGCACCCGCCGCCAGCGTCGCCGCCGTGGCCAGCACCAGCGCCGGAGGTTCCTGCACCGCCACGGTGATGTTTTCCAGCGCCGCCAGCGTGGCGGCATCCAGCGCCACGATGCCGGTGACGTTGGCATCCACCGTGCCAAGCGCCGCCAATGTGGGCGCATCCAGCCCGACCTGCTGGCCCGTCGGGATGGTGATCACAACCGGCAGCCGCTGCCCGTTGGCGTCGGCCACCGGTATGGCGGTATCGTTCGGCCCCCATGCCAGTTTGGCATAGGGGTAATGCACGCCGCCAATGTCGTCCGTGGCAAAGATCGTGCCGGCAGCAGGCGCGGCGATATTGTCGGGCATCAGGGCCTCCTGTCAGCTGCAAAAAGCGGAAAAAAGGGCGGCGAGGCGTTTGGAACCCCGCCGCCAGTTGCACCAGCCACACGCGCGCGGCCGGTGCGGGGGGATCAGGTTCAATCCAGCGCAGCGGCCCGCTCCGCCGTAATCGCGTCGATGATGTCGGACTTTTTCTTCAGACCGCCAAGGTCGATGCCCAGCTCATCGGCCAGCGCCTGCAACTCTTCAATCTTCATGCTGTCCAGATCGACGATTTCAACGTCGTCCGGCAGTGCCGGCATGATGTCTTCGGCGACGCCGTGGCGCACCAGCTGGGCGGCGTCATCGGCCGAGATGTCTGCATCAATTTGCAGGACAGTGCCGGCATCTTTGTGCTGGCCGGCCACAAGGCAGGCCCGCAGTACGTGGATGGCTTCCATGGGTTGTTGCTCCTGGCAAGCGGCCAGGCCGGCGTTTATGGGCCGGCCTGGCACGCTGTTTTGGCCCAGCTATCAGGCCGCCGCGTCGGTGATGGCCGCAAAGCTGGCGACGCGGCGCAGCACCACGTCCACATCCTGCAGCGCCACAAAGCGGACGGTGCCCGTGGTCGAACTGGTGTATTGGTCAACCACGATGTCAAGGCCGCCCCACATCCCGATCACCAGATCGGCAAAGTTGCCGAACAGGATCGCGGAAAGCTGGGTGCCGCTGCCCTTGGTCAGATTGCCGGGAACCTGATTGGAGGCAATCGCCCGATAGCCGTTGACCTCGTTGTCCATCCAGATCGGCCGGCCCATCGTGTTGTCCAGCTCCGCCGTCTTCTTGAGCCGGCCACGGATGCGCGCATTGGTGATATAGGCGCTGGTGGCCACATCGGCGTTCGCAGCCGCGACGGCCGTTTCAAGGTCAACGATGTGACCCCAAGTCGGCGGGCCTCCGTTGGTGCCGATGGGCACCGAGCCAATGCCGGCGGTCTGCAACACGCCGCGAGGGGCGCCACCGGTGCCCGGCCCGTTCAGCGCCGCCAGATCGATGCCCAGCGCCAACACCTGTGCCAGATCGCTGCGCACGAACGCCTCCACATCGAGGCTCGATTGCAGCAGAAGGCGGCGCGTCACATCGACAAACGCGCCGATGGTCTTCGGACTCATGGCCACCTGATCGAACGCCTGCTGGCTTTCGGCAGGGGCGTTGCCTTCCGTCACCCATTGGGCGGTGGCCGCACCGGTCTGGCGCGGGATCGCCACGTTGCCCTGAAGATCGCCCATCATGGTGGCGCCAGCCTGCATCACCGACATGCGGTTGCGCAGAATTTCGATAAAGCTGGACGCCAGCAGATCGGTGCGCACCGTGTCGCCACCTGCCGACGGGGTGCCAACCATCAGGTCGCGACGTTCGGGCGCGACACTGCGGCGCAGCACATCGGTGGGGATGGTGTAACCGCGCAGCTCGCCACCATCGCGGCCCACCTTCTTGGATGCTTCGGTGGCGGATTCCAGTTCAAACGCGGCCTCCTGCTGGACACGGCGGTCGAGCGGGTTGGCAATGGCGCGCATCAGCTTCAGCACACTGAAGCGGTCGGCCTCCTTGTCGGAAAGACCCAGCGTGGCATCGGCGCGCTCTTCCTGTGCGGCTTGCAGCGGGGTGGCGTCCGGCTTGCGGTCAAGGCCCAGCTCGGCCGCACGGTTGGCGCGCTGTTCGCAGTTCCGATGCTCTGCAATGTAGGCGGCATATTCGGTCTGCTCATCAGTCGTGAAATCGCGGCCTTCCGCCTCGGCCTTGCCATGCAGGGCGCGGGCCTTTTCAAGCGCGGCCTTGGCAGCCGCGCGCAGTTCAGCGACAGTCATCGCTTTTTCTCCTTTCGGTGTTGCGGGCGGCTACCGTGCTTCCGGGCTGCCCATGCCCGGCGGTATTTTGGCCTAGCCCAGCCGGGCCAATTCCAGCTCACGGGCGCGGCGACGGGCGCGCGCCTCGACTGCGGCCTTTTCGGATGCCTCAAACGCGGCCAGCGCGGCCATGCCATTGCTGGCAACCTCCGCACGCAGCGCCACCGTGGCATCGGGGTAAGCCGGATACGTCACTGGCGAGACGTCGTAAAGCCGCCCCACCTTCAAGATCGTGCGCTTGATGGTGCCATCTGCTTCGCGCTCCCAGCGGTCGCCGTCGATTGCAACCGCGAACGCAAAGCTGCTCGCGTTCACCCTGCCATCGTTGATGAAGGCCGCCACGCGCTTGGAACACTCATCGTCTGCCAGATCGAACTCGTAGCGCAGGCCCACATCATCGACGCTCAGGCGCAGGGTGCCGGCGCTCGTGCGGGCCAGCGGCTGATTCGGGTCATGGTTGAACAGCGCCACCACGTCATCCCCCAGCACATCATCGAAAGCACCGCGAGCGATTACCTCGACAAAGCCCATATCCTCGCTGCGCACTTCAAACTTCGCCGCATAGCCCACCACGCCATCAGCGGCGCTGGCATCGACGCGCACATCATCACCAAAATCGGCAAAGCGCAGTTCGATGCCGTGGCAGAGCGGCGACAAGAATCGCTTTTCCATATGTTACTCCTCAGCGGCGCCGGCTGCGTCCACCACAGGCGCGGCGGCATTGGCGTTGCCGGGAACAAACAGGGTATCACCCGTTTGCCCGATGGATGGCAGCCCCAGCATGGCGCGGGCCTCGTTGATGGTCATGATGCTCCACTGCCGCGCGGTGCCAAGCGCCCGCAATCGGCTGACCAAGTCGCCAATCAGCAGCTCCTCCGTCGGCATCCGCAGCTCGATGCGACCAACGTCGCGCTCGCCAAACAGCTTCAGGTTGGCTTCCTGCACGATCTGCTCAATGCGCGGCTCAATGCAGTCAATCACGTAACTGATATTGCCCTGCTCAACATTATTGTATTTCGCGCCGTCCATCTCGCCCAGTTTGTGCAGCGGCATATCAAAAATGCGGGCAATATCAGCGATCTGAAAGCGCCGGCTGGCAATGAATTCAGCCTCCTGAAGCGGCATCGAAAACGGCTCAAAGGACATGCCTTCTTCCAGCACGCCCACCTCGCCGGCATTTCCGCTGCCTTGCCAAAGGTCTTTGATCGATTCGCGGAGCCGGTCAATCGCTTCGCCTTCCAGCGTGCCGGGATGCTTCACAAACCCGGAAAGGCGAACGCCGTTCTGGTAAAACCGCTCGATGAAACGTTGCATCTCGTGGCTGGCGCTCAGCGTGGCGCGGTGCAGCGCGATGGGCGAAATGCCCTTAAGGCCCGTCCATCCGGGCGAC